GTGATGTCCTTTAGGGCCTCTGATCTCACGGTGTTGTTGGCCCGGCGAATGACGCTTGCCATTGCCTTTTCTGCGCCTTTTGGAACGCCGGAAAGAATCAGGTTCACCCGCTCGATCTGGTCGGCTGTAATCTGAATCATTCAGTCAACGCCTCCATGTAAAGCACGATTTCCCCGGCTTCCGGGTGAACCTTTGTGATTTGATACAGGCAATCCCCGATTTCTACGTTCAATCCCTTTTGCGGTACGGTTTTCAGCAGGGACAAGGGAACATACATGACAAGATCGACAAGAACCAAGCCGTCCACGTGGTCCGTGGACGGCTTCTTCCGGTCCTGTGCGCCGCCGTCGTCGATGATGACTGGGCCTTTGTACCGGATTCCGTCAATCCAGAATTCCACAACGTCGGCATGTTCCCGGCTGTTGTGGAATATCGCCGTCAGGTCCCGCTCCACCTGATCTTTGAAATTCATGGTTAAAGCACCTGCGCCACGTACCAGCTATTGACCTCGTGGGGAACGGTCAGCGGCTTGCTGTTGATTTGCAGGAAGCGGCGGTCCGGGCGACGCTCAATCCACGACTGCGGCACTTTGTCGCCCTCCACGGTGACAAAATTCTTTCCCTCTTCGGGAAGCATGGTGATTGCGCCGTAGTAGATGGAGTAATCCGCTTCCGTGGACAGCAAGGCAAGGTGCTTGTCCGGCACAAGGGGCTTGTTCTCCGGGCTTCCCGGCTCCGTCCAGTCGTCGAGATACCACTCGTTGTACTGGTAGATGTCCAGACCCAGCTTGTGAATCGTGCCGATGTAGGTTGCGCCGTTCGGGAGGGCGCGGGGCTTGATCACCGCGAGGTCATAGGCTCTCACGTCCAGCACTTCTTTGACCTTTGCGTGGTTCACGAACGCCGTCGCTACGTCTTTCGCCATGATACAGACGTTGCAGTTCACGAACCCCTCTTTCTGGACAGCCTCGTGCCACCGCTCGATGTCCGCCAGCGGGTCGCTCTTCTCGTTGTCCCACTTCTTTTCGGTCGTCACGATGGTTTCCTTGTTCGTGAAGTCAAAGTCGATGACCTCGTTCACGCCCTCGCCAACAACGGGAATCTGCCCCGTGAAGATCGCCGTCGCCGCCATCCACTCTTCGCGGCGGACGATCATTTCGTTCAGTTCCCGCAGGTCCTCTGCCAGCTTTTCCACGGCGCGCTCCGCGGGCTTTCTGCCGCTGTACGGGTCCTCGCCTGCGGCCCGCTCCAACAGGTCGTCAACCGTGGTGATCTTGTTCGGGGCCAGCAGAACGGGGGTGTAGCTCTTCGTCTGATAGCCCGTGTTCAGGATGGTTTTCCCGCCCACTTTCGGGTGGACAAAGGGCGCGAGGGCGCGGGACCCCTTTTTGAAGTCCACGTCAACGCTCTTCGTGTTGAATGTCCGGCGGTTCTTAAAAAATGTGTCGCGGAAGAACGTATGCACCGGAGGCATACGCCGAACCAGCTTCCCCAGCGTGCGGGGGGTGTAGATGGTGTTTTCGATTGCCATTTTGCTTCCTCTCCTTTACTTCAAAAAGATTCCGATATTTCGGAACGCAGTCGTCAGGGTTTCCGCCGTCACGCTGGCCGGGAGATTGATCGCGGACGCGAAAAACTCGCCCGTCAGGTAGACAACGACATCTTCCTCGGCTCCCGCGTCGCCCGCGGCAATGCCGTAGATTCCCGCCGTGGTGTTCTCGTACTCCGTTTTCGCCGGAATCGTCTGGCTACCGTCTGCGGAGGAAGCCTCCACCTTTACGACGGGTTCCACCTTTCCACCCACCAGCTTCACGGGGTCGTACTTCTTGACACTCTTCCCGCTCGAAACCTCGCGGACCGCCGTTGCAACGGGATAGTCGCCCGCGAAAAAGTTCACCGGGCTTGTCTGGTCTTTCTGAATCTCGTACATGCTTCTTTCCTCCTTACTTCACGTCGGGGAACAACTTGTCAATGGCCGCGTCTACTTCGTCGGGGCCGTCGCCGCCCGCGCCCTCGCGCTGTCCGCCAGTCCCAACGTCGCCCGCGCCGCTCGCGCGCGCGTCGTCGTCGCGGTCCTGAATGTATCTGCCGCCCTGCTTCTTCTGCTCCGCCAAAATCGCTTTTGCAACGTCGCCCGCGGCAATGAGGGACTTGAACTTCGCGTCGTCCACGATGTTGTCATAGCCCGCAATCGCCACTTCCTCGATGTCCTGAATGCGCTTGCGCTCTGCGGCGGTCGCCGCTTCCTCGATCTGCTTTGTCAGGTCGGGGAAAGCCGCTTTCAGGTCATCCACGGTCTTGATGTCCTTGATTCCGTCCATGTTTTCTTCGCTCCTTTTCTGTTCATTTTCAGTTTGTTTATTTGAAAAACCGCCGTCTTTTTGGGCGGTCGTGCGGTTTAACAACGAAATGGGCATGTTCGGGTATCGTGTCAGATCCAGCGGGACGCTGTTCACGACAACCTTTGCCGCGTTTTCCACGGTGGTTTCCGCGTCCTCGAACATCAGGCGGTCGCAGAATCCAGCTTCGACGGCCTGTTTTCCGTCGTACCATGTTTCCGCCGCCATGATCGCGGCAACCTCCGCCGCGTCCTTTCCTGTTTTCAGGACGTAGGCGTTCACGATTGACTGCTTGACAACCTTTAGTTCCTCGGTCATCTTCGCAAGGTCCGCTTCGTTGAAGTAGCCCAGCAGACCCAAAGACGGGTCATGCACCATGAAAACGCCGTTGCCCGGAATCTCGATCACGTCGCCCGCCATTGCGATAATCGTTGCGGCGGACGCGGCCCAGCCGTCGATTTTTACGGTGATCTTTGCCGCGCTGTCCTTTAGGCGGGTGTAAATTGCGTTCGCGGCGAAAACGTCTCCGCCGCCGCTGTTGATTCTCACAACGATTTCAGGGACCGCGCCCAGCGCGTTCAATTCCTCCGTGAATTGCCGCGGGGTCACTTCGTCGCCCCACCACGTTTCGGAAGCAATATCGCCGTAAAGAATCAGTTCCGGGGCGGCGTTATCTCCCGCCGCGCCCCGGAACGTCCAGAAGTGCCTATTTTTCGCCTGTTTCTCCATCTGCTTTCGCCTCCCTTAACATCTTTTCTTCCCGCTTGATCTGCGCGGCGTTCCGGTAGAAGTCAGACCCGTTCATTTCCATTGCTTCGCGGTCGCGGGTAGAAAATCCGTTTTGCACCCGCTTTTCTGCCGCGGTGACTTCCTGCACTGGGTTCAAAAGCCCCTGCGCCGGGCCGTTCCACTCTGCGCCTGTGTATGCTTTCCGAATGGCCGGGTCAGCAAAGAAGCCGGGCGCGGGGATTCGTCCCTTTGCCGCGGCTTCTGCGAACCACTCTTCGTAAATCGGCTGGCAAAAGTCATTCGCAAGCCATGTCCGGTACATGCGGAACATCTTCCACGCTTCCAGCAACGCCCCGCGGGACGCGCTGTAAGACGCGTTGAAGTTCTTTACCAGAAGTTCGTATGGGATTTCGAGGGCCGCGCCGATTTGTCGGCAAATCGCAACCACGAATCCGTCAAACGCCGTGTTCGGCCTGCCGGGGTTCATGTCGTGCGCCTTTTCTCCCTCGTTCAAGTCCACGATCGCGCCGGGCGCAAGTTCAATCGTGCTGTCGTCGCCTGCGTCCACCTGCGCTTCCTCCGGGATGATCTCTCCAAAGGCTCCGTCGCTGGACGCTGATTCCTTTTCGATGAATACCGTGAACATGCCGGAAACCACGGCGGCGACAAGTTCCGCGTCGGTATATCGGCCCAACTGCTTCAACGCTTCAATGACGGGGGCCAGAAACGGCACGCCGCGTCGTTGTCCGATTCGCTCCCGATTCATAATGTGAAGCACGTTTCGCCGTCCGGTCTTTTCGCCCCATGCTTCAACTCGTGTCCAGCCGTATTCGCTCGCGTCGTAGGATAACGGGTGGTGCTTGCTGATATGGTACGCGACAACCTCTCCCGCGTCGTTGGTTTCCACGCCGCCGACGAAATGCGGGTCAACGCTTCCGTATGGATTGCTCAAACGGTCCGCCTCGATCAGACAGATTCGGAGGTCATACGGGCAGTTCACCCGCTTTGTCACGGGTAACGTGGCGATTACGTCGCCGCTCATAAGCCAGTTCAAAAACGCCAGTTGTTGCAGTTCGTAGAAGTTGTCCAGCCGTTCAAGGTCGCAGGCCGGGGAATCCGCCCATAGGGAAAATTCCCGCTCGATCTTACGTTCAAGGTCGCGGGCGGCTTCTTCGTCCATCCCCAACGCTTCATAGTCGATCTGGCTTTTCAGCCGCAACCCTGCGCCGACAACATTTGTCCGGCATGTTTTCAGCGCGCCCGTTGCCAGCGGTACGCCCATGTAAAGGTCGCGGCACCGTTGCCGGAGGACGGAAAGGTTCTCTTGTATATCCTCTTTTGCGGACCCGCCGCCATACAACCAGCCCAGCATGGATTTTTTTGTCTGTGACGCGCCGTAGTTGCTGTACCCGCTGTCCAGTATTTCCAGCTTCCGGCGGGCGGCGGCGCGCTTCACGGCCCGTTGCGGCGATACTGCGGCAATCATTCGGTCAAGCGTGTTCATCCCGCTTCACCTCCTTTGTCATGGTCTTAAAGGTCCCGCGGAACCACGCGGAAAACGCGGTTTCGCCCGCCGCGCTTTTCGATGTTTTCCAGCCGCGCAACCTCGTTTTTCCAGAACTCGATTTGTTGCCGAATGTCTGCGAGGTCGGCTTTCGTCAGGCTCCGTGACCCGATTGTGTAACTCTGGTGTGTTGTGACTTCCAATTCCGCTTCCAGCCATGCGGAAAGGTGTTTTTTTGCGATTTCAAGGCTAATTCCTGCCATTTACAAAATACCTCCGTTGGTTCTTGACCGTCTGCCTCTCCGTTTTTGTGTGGTGGCGGCGGTGGCCGTGTCCCGCTCCGGTTTTTTCAATACCGGGTTTGCGATTTCCAGTGCGACGGTCGCGTAATTCCGAATGTCAAGAGGTTCATTGCGCTTGTACCCTCCGTCTTTCAACGTCCAGACGTATTGCGCTTTTCCTCGCTTGTATGTGATCACCATTTTTTCTGCGGTCAGGCCGCGGAAATACTCTTGCGTGTACCCCCGGTCTTTTTCCCGCGGAAAATGGCAATAGTTCGGCCCCTCTTCCTGTACCGCCAGCCGTTGATATAAAAGGGCTTTGCCCGTATCAACGCCAACCGTGAAAAGAGGGGCTTTGATGTTGTTCGATGTGGACGGCCTGTTGAAGTACGGGACTTCCGCGCCGCCTTTGCCTTTTATTGCAAACACGCGGCGGGCTGTTCTCTCTTTGCAGAATCGGTAAACCTGCGTCGTGAAGTGTCCGCCGGAATCCACGCAGGCGCAAATGATTTTCAGCCTCCGCCCGTCCGCCGTGGTGAACGTCTGTGAAAGGAATTTGTCCAGTTCGTCCCATACTGGTTTCAACTTCAAGTCGCCGTAAATCGCCTGATACTTGATTCCCCAGCTTTCCTTGTCCACGCCCCAGCCGACAACCTCCACTTCAAAGCGATCGTCTTGCACATCCACGCCCGCGGTCAATACCAGCACTTCTTCCGGGACCTCACAATTATAGCGTTCACGGCGTTTGAAGAGGTCGTCCGTTTCGATTTGCTCGCCTTCTTCCTCCCACGTTTCGCCCATTTCGGTATTTGTCCAAACTTTCAGAAGTTCGATGTTTCCTTTTTTCTTCTCTTCGTTCGCAGTCAGGAATTTTTCGACGATTTCCCGCCAGATCGGAAGAGCACACGTCTGAACTCCAGTCACGCCAATATCTCG